GCAAGCTGGAAAGTGGACGGTGGCACGCTGAGATCGACGGGTGCGTACTAGCGCAGGGCGGCACCGAAGCCGAAGCCCTGCTCGCTGCGATTGACGCCGCCATCGTGAAGAGTAAATAGGTAAAAAGTTAAATGAGTATAAGAGTAGGTACAATAGTACGACACGAAGATGTACATGGTGTCTCTGGTAAAGGATCTGAAATAGCTGAAGTCTTTGAATCCAGCGACGGTACATGTATTATACGTTGGTTAGGTAAAAATGGTAGCACTAATATTTATGGAAGTATTAAGAATGCTATTAATGTTCATGGGCATGGAGGTAAAACTGAAATAAAATGGATATGGGAAGAATTAGAAGCTGACCCTATGGATGCTATAATTGAAAAGAAAGTAGTAGAGGCTAAAGAAAATGACACTAGCACAAATTCGTAAAGAAGTATCTAGTAATAGACTATGTTCTGATCCCGAAGGTACCTCCAATTTCGAGAGAGTATGTGGGCATATTAAACGAATGATTGATGGCGCTCTTTCTGATCCGGGCCCTGATTGGATTCACCGTACTCAAGTTATAGCACACGTTAAACGAATGAGTCGAGATGATAAATAAAAAGGATATAGTCCACTGGCTCCTTGGTAATTTTGCAGTAAGTAATAGTAGCCATAATGAATTGAGGTTCCCCTGCCCTTATTGTGGATACGATAATTTCTATTTCAATATTGATAAGAATGTAGGATATTGCCACAAGGCTAAGTGTCATAAGAAACCCTCACTTGATGATCTTATCTATCTCATCGGTTACAGTCCAGAGATGGCTGGATATATTCCTTCTATTGATAATGCAAAAGCTAAAGGGCCAGTTGAGGTGGCAATACCTAAAGGGTGTTGGTCTATTCTAGAAAGAAATGATACTTGGGCAATAGATTGTCTTCTTAATAGAGGTGTAGAACTTTCAGATATTGCTGAGTTTGATATTCAGGCTGATGATATCAGTATAGTGATCCCTGTACACGAAGGTGGAACTCTGCTAAACTATGTGAGACGATTCGTGGATCGCTCCGAACCTGCTGAAAATGGATTTACTAAGGGGAGTGCTAAAAGATATAGATATTGTCATGGAGTAAAGACTACTGACTTTCTATTTAATTGGGATATAGCATCACAATGGGATACCCTGACATTAGTTGAAAATACATTCAATGCTATATGGCTTAAAGATTTACAAATAACAACGAACTTTGGAAGCTACTTAAGTAATAAACAATGTAAACAAATACTTAGATCAAAGTGTAAAAAAGTGAATATACTTTGGGACGAAGGGGCTAACTATACTAGACCAACTAGAACCTTACAAGCACTTGGTATTCCAGCACAAGAAATTATAATCAAAGGGCAACCTGATAATTACTCTAAAAAAGAAATAAAAGAATTAATTTATGCGTAAAATTATTTATAGAGTCGATGATTTTTTTATTCAAATATATGATGGGAGTCTATGGTTAAGACATGATGGATGTGGTGGGAGACAAGGTTCCTATTCCCCTGCTGCCTCAATAATATTTAGAAAGCTTAACTCAGTTTGTGCTGATTGTTCTGAATTAGTACCAGAAAAAGTAGTAGAAAGATTTATTACATTAAAAGTATTACAAGAAAGAGGAAACGGATAGAAAATAATGCCAACAGTTCCATGTAGATCGGAAGAAGGAGGAACCCCAGGATGCAAATTAGCATTTGATTGTTCTCAAGTCCAAATCAAAGGGAAGTCCCTGAATTCGATTGAAATTTCTAGAGAACGCAGACAGCCCTATGCAGATAATGATCTAGATCATGATTATGATCTGTTTATTGTTGTTGACCGGCCCAATAGGTATGATGATTTAAAGGGCCATATTGGTTTTGATAGTAACTTTGAAAAGATTTTAGACTTTGCTAAAAAAGCAGGGTTCTCTCGCGACAAGGTTTACGTTACTTATTTAAATAAGTGCTTTTCCAAGCGCAAGCCGACGGTTCAAGAAATCAAGGCTTGTCTCCCACATATATATGATGAAATAGAACTCGCCCGACCTAAAGTTATAATGACTTTGGGCTCGGGCGTTTTGCGTTTATTCAACCTCCACAACAAGGGAGGTATCAACACTATACGTGGAAAGCATTTTAATCTCCCCCTACCAGATAATAAATCCGGGCAATCGTATTGGGTAATTCCTTCCTATGACCCTGGGTTCTTTAAGCACAATACAAATCCTCAAATAGAACAAAGAGCTATAGATGATTATCGGACGGCGCTAAAGTTAATAACCACTGGGAAAGCAGAAGTTGAAGATTATAAAGCCAGTTATATACTGGCTAAATCAGTAGAGGATGTTAGACAGATTGCAGAGAAATTAAAATTAGATAAGTTTTTTGCATTTGATACTGAGTCTCGATCCTTACCCTGGGATAGGGAGCCTTTAACTTGCTTTAGTTTTTGTTGGGGGCCACCTGGGGATGAACCCAATACAGCTATTGTTCCTATCTATCAGCACGACCCGGACGGGCTGGATTGGAAGTTAAAAAAATATTGGGGCCCTGAGGATCAAGCATCTGTTATAAAAATTCTCAAGAATGTATTTAAAGATCCTACTATTTCTAAGGCTGCACATAACGCAAAATATGACCTCAATACTGTTCGTAAGCATACCGGAATCAAAGTAAAAGGATTTATATTTGATTCAATGCTTATGCACCACATTCTAAGTGAACAAAAACCTCATGGTTTAGAATACTTAGCGGATATTGAATTTGGGGTTGGTGACTATAGTTCTAAATTACATGAGATAGTTGGCCGGGGAACGAAATTACGAAAAACATATGATTATATCCCAGATAATATCTTATGGCCTTATGCCGCGAATGACGCGGAGTGTTGTTGGAAGTTAACTAAATTATATTACAATCAGCTTCTTGCTAAGCCTCATTTATGGAAACTTTATCAAGAAGAAACAGAGCCTCTAATCCATACACTAGCCGATGCTGAATGGCACGGTCACTATATTCGAAAAGACACACTAAAAATCTTACATAAAGATTATACGTCGGATAAAGAGAGACTGCTAGTGGAGCTACAAAATCTTACTTGGCCGACGTTTAATCCAAGTAGCCCTACGAATGTGAAAGAAGCTCTCATTCAAATGGGGCACAAAAATAAGATTCTAGATCCTAAAAAGGCAACCGGATACAGTACAGGAAAAGAAGTATTACTTGCTATTGCCGATAAGGTACCATTCGCTAAGAAGATTTTAGAATTTCGTAATGTTATCAAGATCTTAGGAACCTATTTAGAAAATATTTCTGCCGATGTTGACACGCTTAATAGAGTGCGCTATAGTTGGTTGATTCACGGAACTGAATCGGGGCGGCTATCCTGTCGTATCTACCATCAGCTTCCTAATAGTGATAAGAAACGAACAGCCGCAGGGCGAGCAAATTTACGAGATGCCTTCGCGGTTCCTTTAGGTAAAAAATTAGTTTATTTTGACTATAGTCAAGTGGAATTACGTGTCTTGGCTATTTTATCCGAAGATAAGGAACTCTTACGATTATTCGCAGATGGTATTGATATTCATACAGCGACCGCAGCGGTCATGCTTGGATTAAACTTAGACCAAGTAAGTGATAAGAATAGGCAATTAGGTAAAGCGGTTAATTTCGGTCTTGCTTATGGATCAGAAGGCCATGATTTAATTAAGAAGGGTGAATGGGAAGATAGGAATGGAATTGTTAGGCCACTGACTTGGGCCATTTTTAATAAGGGAATGAGGAATTTCCGACTTAAATTCCCTAATTTAACTTCTTATTTAGATATGGTGCCTGAATATGCAAAACAAAACGACGGAGTTTTTGCTACACCATACGGTCGCGAACGTCGAATGGGTATTGCGTTACTTGAAAAAGAAGAATATAAACGCAAGGCAGCCGAACGAGAAGTTAAAAACTTCTCTATTCAGAGTACAGCCAGCGGGATTACTTGTCGAACAATCAATCTAATACATACTTGGATTGAAAATTGGAGAACCCAAGGAATCTCGGAAAGTGATATATTTTTAGTGAATACAGTTCACGACTCTGCGGCTTGGGAAGTAGATGATAAATATGTGGATTGGTTCGTACAGATGATCTATAAAGCCGCGACCAGACCTATAAAAGAATTACAAGATTACTCATTCCCCTGTGCAATCGGAATAGGGGAAACGTGGAGTGAAGCAGAATCCGATAGTAAAAAACCTAAGGATATTTTGAGAACATGAAAAATAATCTGGGGATCGCAGGAGTAATCTTACTTCTCCCATTAATCGCGATGGCTGGTGATAACAATAACGATAATAGTGATGTTGATAATAGTAGTAATACTAATGTAAATGTAGATAATCGAGAAGACAACGATGGTGGCGCTGCGACATATCTATCTATCGGAATAGGAGAAGCGTGTTCTAGAGCCGTGCAGGGCGGTGGAGCAGGATTTGGAGGGTCTGTTGTACAAATGGCTGAGATTTGTCGTCTTCAAATGCAATATGAAGTTGCTAAGGATGCTAATCTTGCAGTAGCCGAAAGACAAATCGCTCTTGAAATTGTTAACCTTGACCGTAATGAAGATCCTTCGTTTGCAGAGAAAGTAACTGAACACGAAGTATGGAAAACTACAAGAGCTGTTGTTCTTTTTCCATTTAAGTTAGTGGGTGAGATTCTGGGAGCCATATTACCGTAAAGGATTAAATTCATGTCAGAAGTCCAAGTAATACTCAACGGAGAGACGATTCAGACCGACCTAGAATCGTTTGTGCTCAACGAAGATGATGTAGACGGTGAGTTGTGCCGGGCTGGCCGAGATCTTGCATTCTACGGGAATCTAGCGTCTGATTTGAAGGCCCAAGCGGCTAACGCAAAGGCCGCTGTTGAAAAAACCGACGCTGAGCTTTCTATGGGAATTAGGTCCGTTGCCTATTCTGAGAAGGCCAAGATAACAGAAGGAGGAATTAAAGAACAGGTAATATGTAACGAAATACGACAAAATAAAATACAATTACAGATACAAGCAGAAAGAGATTTTCAGAAAATTGAAAATTTATTTCGATCACAACAAAAGAAAGTTGATTGTTTAATTGCACTCGCCTATAAGCAAAGAACAGAAATTGCTAAGACAGGTGGCGGATATTAACAGTTGATTTGTAATAAATAAAAACAGATAATAAGGAGATACAATGCCAGTAGAAACATCAGGTTTTCACACTAATAAGCCAATCGAAGAGGATCAGAAAGATTTTATCTTTTTGAAAAAGGGTGCAACGCACCTTCGCGTTCTTCCTGCATATTCCGATAGAGGGAGATGGTTCCGTGAGGTTAAAGAGGTTTGGTTAACTGTTGATGGGAAGAAGAAGCCCATCGTAAGTCCGGCCACTAATGGAGATCCTTGTCCTTTTGAGGAAGAGGGTCGTCGGCTATATGAATTAAAGGGTGAAGAGAATATTAAGAGAGCACGGGAATTCCGTCCTCGTAGATCTTATCTCTTCAATGTTGTAGTTAAGGATACTCCAGATGGAGCCCCTAAAATTGATAACTGTGTTAAGATTCTAAAGTGTGGGGTTAAAACCTTTCGCCAGATTCTAGACCACGATCAAGATCATGCCGGTGGATGGGGAGATATTACTAATCTTGAAAAAGGTTATGATCTTCGTATTACCAGAACGGGTCAGGGTCGAATGGACACTGAGTACACGGTCAAGGGTGTCCCTAATCAACAGTCTCGTAGTATTCTTGATTACTTAGATACAAATGGGTATGGCAGATCGCTTGTTCCTCATGATTTAGACGTTACGTTTACTCCAGCCAGCTATGAAGAAATGCAGGAGTATCTTGAGATTTTCAAGACTGAATTAGATAATGCTTATGACGAAAACCCGAATAGTACACCAGAATTCCAAAATATTGTTAAGAGTGACGAAGTAGCCCCACAGGCACCTATCGAGTCGGAGAATACAGATATCCCGGCTCCTCCCATTCCGGTGGAAGGATAAGAAATGAAAAACGTTAATTTAGATGAAGTAGTTAAAAAGTATGAAGCGGGCGCAACTCTTAAGCAATTAGCTGAAGAATACTCTTGCAGTATTCCTACAGTATCTAGAGCCCTGCACGCTCATGGTGCAACGGTTCGACCCAAGGGACGTAGGAAGAAGGTGGTACATAAAACTACCGCTAGCGAAGCTATTGCCACAGTAACAGAGGGTACATCAAGACCAAAAGTTGGGGAAGGTGCCTTTGAGGTAGTTGTTCCCATTGATGTACCAGAAGACTCCTCTTATGCTACTTGTGAGAAGGTTGAAGAAACACAATTCAGAATTCTTAGGCCATAATTAATGTCCTTTGAAGCTATCTATAAAACAATACAAAAATCTGCTAAAGAAGATAAAGATTCTAGTATTCATAAGGCTGGGGACATTAGTCTAAACGGAAGTGTTCCATATGGTATTCCATCAGGAATACCAAGATTAGATCTTTCTATTGGTAGACCCGGATTACCAGCAGGAAGAGTTATTGAATATTTTGGCTTCGAAGGGTCAGGTAAAACAACCGCTGCCCTCCATGCGATTGCACAAGCGCAACGCATGGGCGGCGGCGGCTTGTATATTGATGCCGAATATGCTTGGGATGATGAGCGGGCCGAGCAGATCGGGGTTGATATTGATACTAATTTTCTGATTGGAGAGGTAAATACCGTCGAAGGCATCTTTAGACAGCTTGATTCAACGATTCAAGGAAAAATAAATGCTGGGTATAATAAGCCTTTCGTGGCTGTAGTAGACTCTATTACAGGAGTTACAACAGAACACGAAGATAAAAAAGAATATGGGCAAGAAGCCCGAGTAGGTCAGGACGCTAGAGTTATTCGAGGTGGCATGAAAAAGTTAATGAAAGATGTAGCCAAGAGTAAAATTTGTCTGATCTTTATTAACCATGCTATTAATAAAATAGGTGCGATGGCCTTTGCGAAACAATCACAATCAGCAGGAGGCCACGCAATTAAATTCTATTCTACCTTACGTTGTGAGTTTGCAGCCACCGGCCAAATTAAAGATGATAAAGATAGAGATCTTAGATTAGGTCAAAAAGTAAATATCAATATTGAAAAACTTAAAAAGTCCCGGTTAGAGCATCCAAAGATTAAAGATGTTCACTTACTAAATGATAATGGATTCGATTTAACCACGGAATTATTAGAAGGGGCCATACAGTGTGGTTTTGTAGTGCATCCTAAATCCTCACAATCCTATACTCTACAGCACCCTCAAGTAGTAGAATTCTCTAAAAAGGATTGGAAGCAGGTAGTATTAGAGTTAGGAGGCCCACAAAAAGCATACGAGATGATGCTATCGTGGGCAACTGAACAAGGGATCTTACGTCCCTGGACTGCGATGCAATATGAGTAGGGTTCTAATCTTCAGCGACGTACACTTACATAACTGGACCTATGGATCTAAATTATTAGCTACCGGATATAATGATAGACTTATAGATCAATGTTATTTCTTTAATCACATTATACAATATTGTTCCGAACATAATATTGATTGGGCTATATGTGGTGGGGACGTATTTCATACTCATGGAAAGATTGCTACGGAAGTATTAAATGTTGCTGCTGGTAAGTTTAATGAGCTTGCTCAAGTCACAAAAAAATGTACGACTCTTGTTGGCAACCACGATATGAAAAGTAATAATATTAATGCTCTTAACTTTTTAAGATATACTAAAAGACGAGACGGTACGGGATGGACGGTTGTAAATGATTTCGACACTGATTGGAAATTTGGATTTATTTCATATACTGATTGCGAAGCAGAGTTTAAAGATAATCTAAAACAGGTAACTAAAAATCCTAATATTAAGTATCTATTCATGCACCAGGGTGTAAAGAGTGTAAAGGTAGGCTCGGGATTTGAGATTCCTAATGAATTCCTATCTCCAGATATCATACCAGAACAGATTAAATTTGCATTCACTGGACACTATCATAGGCATCAAGAGGTAGCCGAAAATCTTATTGTCATTGGTTCCCCAATGCAGTATACGTGGAGTGATGCCGGGGATAAAAAAGGTTTCATTGTTTTAGATACTGATACAGATACTTGGGAATTTATTGAGTATAAAGAATCCCCAAAGTTTATAGAGATGGAAAATGGATTTGATCCAATCGACGCTGTAAATAATAATTTCATAAAAATTACAAACAACTTTAATAATATAGAACAACAGAAAATTAATCTCTTTCAAAAGGGAGCTAGATCAGTTGAGTTTTCCCCAAAAGTACATGGGATGGATAAGGAACGTCGAACCCGATTGGAGGCCCCATTATCTGTTCAAGAAGCCTTAGAGATATTCGAAAAGAATTTAGAAAATAGTTATATTGAATCCGGGGAAAAAATAAGATCTAAAAAATATGTACTTCACTAACATCCAGATTGATAATCTATTCTCCATAGATAGTATAAATCACTATTTACATAACATGGGGCTCACTTTAGTAACCGGGTACTCTCATGATGAGGGAGATGCCAACGGTGCGGGGAAGTCTAGTTTTGTTAGGAACGCTTTGTTTTGGGGATTATATGGTCAGACCCTCGGAGGGGCGACAGGGAATGATGTTGTAAATCGACACCGCCCTAAGAAAAAGAGTGGTGTTCAAATTAGTCTAGTCTCTAATGATACTCCTTATACTATCCACAGGCAGCGCAACCCCAATAAACTTAGCTTAACCTCTAAGGGGAGTATCCTTACCTTTCGAACAGAAAAAGACACCCAAGAGGCAATTAACCATATTCTTGGTAAAGACTTTAAATCTTTTGTTCAAACAGATTTCTTTGGACAAGGTAGAGCTAAAGCATTTTTTGATCTTACTCAATCTGAGCAGCGGGACGTAATCGAAGAGATTCTTCCTATTGAAGAATTAGTTGAATGGGAAGAACAGGCCCGGATTGCTAAACGGCTTATTGAAGATCGGATTGTAGAATTAACAGCATTAATCAACCAAACTGAAGGATCGTTAGGTACCCTTGAAAAGAATCTCGTGGGGCTCCAAGAGTTGATTAATGAGTGGATATATAATCAACATAAATATATCAAGGAGCAAACAAAAGAAATAGCAATAATAGACTCTAAGTATGAAAAAATTGAACTGGAAATTTTTCGTACAAAAATAGAAATGGGGCACCTACTAAAGGCAATAGAGAAAACAGATCTTGTGTCGGCGGGAATCGAACTGAAAAAATCTGTTTCTCTAACAACAACTATTCAAGATAAGATTATAAAAATAGATCAGAAGTTAGGTATTAATAAATATAAACAATCTGAAAATAAAAAACAAATTAATAAATTAACCAACCTCACTGAAAAATGTCTAGAATGTAATCAAGTAATTGATCTTAATATAAAAGAAAAACAATTAAAATTAATACAAAAAGATTGGTCGCTTTTAGATTATATATTAGAACAATTAGAAAAAGATAAGAAAGTATTAATAAAGAATTTATTACTCCAGCGTCAGAATACAGCAAAATGGGAAAACGAGATCGGCAATAAGGATTCCTACACCCTCTCGTTAGAGAAACACCAAAAATATTTAGTATACGAGACAAGTATTTTATTGTCTTTAAATAAAGATACCGAACTTAAGAAGTTAGACGAGTTAAAAACAAAAGAAAATCCATACCAAAAAATTCTAGATACCACTACCGTAGAGGTACAGGATATTAAGAAAGAATTAGATGAGAAAATTACCCAGCGCCAGGATCTACAGTCTGAGTTAGAACGGGTAACCTTTTGGGTGGGAGCGTTTCATAAAGATCTAAAGGTTTTGTTGTTTGAAAAGGCTTGTCCATTCCTCACTGACAGAACAAACGAGTATCTACAGCTTCTTAATAACGGTCAAATTAGTGTAAAATTTTCAACAACTAAGATATTAAAATCTGGGGATACGAGAGACGAATTCAACGCAACAGTGTCTTCCAATACTGGTGCGAACATCTTTAGCTTATTATCTGGTGGAGAGCAGCAAATAACTAATTTTGCTGTAGGACTTGCCCTATCAGACCTAGCAGAAAGTCAGACAGCGGGAACATCAGAGCTAATGATATTAGATGAACCATTCACAAACTTAGACAGTAGAAACTGTGAGAATGTAATTAACTTCTTAACCTCTCATCTTAGTAAGAAAAAATCTAGTATTTTATTTATTTCTAATGAAGAAGGCTTAAAGGGCCTTATCCCTAACCGCATCCATATTGAAAAAAAGAATGGATTATCGAGGATTGTATAAATGGCCGTACCAACTAAGAATGATATAATTGAAGCATTATTTGAATATGGAATGGATATTAAGAATAGAAAAGTATTTCTCCATTCTCCTATGGATTCTGCCGGAGAAAGTGACAAACCTGGACCTATAGAAAGAGCCATTAGAGGTCTATTATACCTCGATCAAGATAAAAACGATAAGCCTATTGAATTATGGATCAACACCCCAGGTGGTGACGTAGCTGAAATGTTTGGGTTGTATGACGTTATCCAAACTTTAAACAATGAAGTCGATACAATTGGATTCGGAGAAGTGGCTTCGGCTGGTGGATTAATTTTGGCGTGTGGAAAAACCAGATTTGCTACATCAAATTGTTTCTTTATGGCTCACGCTATATCATTAGATCCTGGTAGAGCAGATGTTTATACATCAGAAGCAGCAGTTAATATTGCTAAAAAATATCAAGAGCGTTGGGCTGATCTAATGGAAAAGCACACTAAACACATAAAGAAGTGGTGGCTCGACGGAATTAAGGGCGTGAGAAGAGAAATTTGGCTCGACTCGAAAGAAATGCTACAATGTGGTATCGTTGATGAGATATGGGAAAATGAATGAGGTTGTGGCTAAGATCTGAGGATATGCTACAATTGGGGGTAATGGATAAACGGAAAAGACGCGAGGAATTGCGCCGCGAGAAGGGGGTTAATGCAAAAGGAACTCCAGAAGCTAAAGCTAAACAGCAAGCTAGTAGATTACGTGCAGGAAAACGTAAGTGTTCTAGATGTAAAGAAGTTTTCTATAAAGAACGGGGTGTAAAAGATGCCATATGTTCTAGATGTAAAGAACATTGTTCCCGATGTGATATACTCCTCACTAAAGAAACCGAAGATAAAACAAATGCAAAACTAAATAAATATCATTGTAAAAAATGTGTTTCTGAAATTGTTAGTAATACAATGGGTAATGCCGGATATACTGAAAGTAAAAGAAGAGATGCTTTTCTTATAAGAAGATATGGTATAACATTAAATGAATATGAAAAGATTTTAGCACATCAAAATGGTGTGTGTTGGATATGTGGTAGGCCACCAGGGAAAACTAGACTCCATGTGGATCATAAACATAGAAAAAACGATAAAAAAAGAAATCCTAGAGAAGTGCGAAAAGATGTTAGAGGGATATTGTGTTGGGCCTGCAACTCAGCTATATCAAAATTTAAAGATAATCCAGAGCTTATGAGAAAGGCTGCGGACTATCTAGAGAAGATTCCAGCACAGGAGAATTTAAATTGAGTAAACCAAGACCACCGGCTTTACGCCGCCTCTTCCTCGATATTGAGACTAGTCCAAACGTGGGGTTATTTTGGCGGCCCGGGTATAAGTTAACAATAACCCATCAAAGTATTGTTAAAGAACGAGCGATCATCTGTATAGGGTATAAGTGGGAAGGCGAGAAGCAAGTACATTGCATTCCTTGGGATAGTAAGCAAGATGATAAAGCTTTATTAGAAAAATTCCTCCCAATAATGAATGAAGCCGATGAGATCGTAGCCCATAATGGAGATCAATTTGATATTAAATGGATTAGAACAAGATGTATTAAACATGGAATCCTAATGGCTCCTGACTATGTAAGTATAGATACACTACAGAAGGCTCGCGGTAAGTTTAATTTCAACTCTAATAAACTAGATTATATTGCACAATTTTTAGGTTTAGGGCAGAAGAAATCTTCCGGATATGACTTGTGGAAGAAGATTGTTTTAGATAAAGATGCTAAAGCTTTAAATCAGATGATGGCATACTGTAAGCAGGATGTTATCCTATTAGAGAAGATATATAAGAAAATGGACCCTTATATCCCAGCACGATCTAGCGTAGCTATTAATTTAAATGATTGTCCTAGCTGCGGTGGGAAAATGAAAGTAAGCAAGAGACGAGTTACAGCGAGTGGATATAAGAAAACACAAGCACAGTGTACAAAATGTGGTAAGTATCATACAATGGCTACATCACGATTTGAAAAAGGAAAGAAAATATAATGGGTACTGAGCCATTAGGCGATTTCGCCAATTTAATATTTAAGAGAACTTATGCAATCCACCCAGATGAAACCTGGGAGGATTGCGCTAAACGAGTTGCAAAAGCTGTTGCAGGTTCGGATCATAAAGATTTATATGATGATTTTGCTGAGGTTATTTCTACTAGGAAGTTTATTCCGGGTGGGAGATATTTAGCCCAAGCCAGTAAAGAAATTGAACAATTTAATAATTGTTTTCTTTTAAAAGCAGAAGATTCAAGAGAAGGGTGGTCCACTCTTTTAGGTAAGCACATTACTGCATTATCTACGGGAGGTGGAGTTGGTACCTATTACGGAGATATCCGTCCTAAAGGTACTCCCATTAAGCGATTTGGAGGAATCGCTTCTGGACCCCTTTCTCTTATGAAGATGATTAATGAGATTGCTAGACACGTTATGGCTGGTGGTAAAAGAAGATCCGCTCTATGGGCAGGGCTTCCTTGGAATCACGGAGATGTTGAAGAATTCATTACAGTTAAGAACTGGACTACTGTTATACAGGCAATGAAGGAAGCTGATTTCAATTTCCCGGCGCCGATGGACATGACCAATATTTCAGTAAATCTTGATGATGAATTTTTTAAGAAAGTAACAAAAGACGACGCTGTTTGGAATCTTTATTATAGAATTTGTAAGAGTATGTGCAAGACAGGAGAGCCCGGATTCTCTATTAATTTAAAGAAGCAGTCTAATGAAGTATTAAGAAATCCTTGTTGTGAGGTTGTTTCAGAGATAGATTCCGATGTTTGTAACTTAGGGTCTATTAATCTTTCTAGAATTAAAGATGTAAATGAGTTGAAAAGAGTGACCAGAATCGCCACACGGTTTCTCTATCTTGGTACCTATCGTAGCTGGCTTCCTCATGAAGATTTCTACACAATCCGCGAGAAGCAACGTAGAATCGGATTAGGTATCATGGGTCTACATGAGTGGTGTTTACGCAATGGGGAGCGATATGAGCCCAATGGAGAGCTAGGTAAGTGGTTGTCTGCGTGGGCTAATATTAGCGACGACGAAGCAACCAAATTTTCTAAGAAATTGGGTGGAGTTAGACCCGTTGCTGTCCGCGCTATTGCTCCTACTGGAACAATTGGAATTATTGGAGAAACATCTACCGGAATTGAGCCCGTCTTTTGTGTCGCATACAAACGACGATACCTCGGAAATGATGGAGTCTGGCAACAAGAATATGTGGTTGATCCTACGGTAAAGAAGCTTCTAGAAGAAGGGATTATTAGCGACCCTAATGATATCGAGGATTCTATCAAGCTTTCAGGGAAGGTAGAGCGTCGCATTCAGATGCAGGCATATGTTCAATCTTTCGTAGATCAAGCTATTTCCAGTACAATCAATCTCCCTGAATGGGGAGAGCCTGGAAATTCTAATGCTAAGAAGTTTGCTGAGATTCTATTAGAGTATCTACCCAAGCTTAGAGGGATTACGGTTTATCCAGATGGGGCAAGAGCAGGGCAGCCTATTACCCCTATCAAATATGAGACGGCAATTAAGCACAATGCAATTGCGGTTGTTGATGAAAACTGTAAAGAGGGAGTTTGTGGAATATAAAATAAGATGTTATTTTTGTAAAAAAAGAATAGTAACAAAAAGTAAAGAAATCTATAAACATTGTAAACGTAATCCTGAACGTGTGGAGTGTTCTGATTGTCTTGAAAAAAGAATGGAAGGAAAAGTATGATAACGTTATATTTATGTGGACCGATATTAGGATGTAGCGACGCTGAATCAAAGGATTGGCGAGAAGAGATTAAAAAAGACTTCTATTTCAAGGACTTTAAAATTCTTGATCCTATGCGAAGAGATTATCGAGGAAAAGAACAAGAGAGTTTTAGAGAAATTGTGGAATTAGATCTTATTGATGTTGCACAGTCAGATATTCTTATTGTAAATGCTCCTCAGCCTAGTGCCGGTACGTCGATGGAAGTATTTCATGCTTTTAGAACCGGAAAGTTTGTGGTGACAGTTACTCCCGAAGGTGCTAAACTAAGCCCGTGGATGCAATACCACAGCCATCATACAGTAACAAGCTTTAAAGATGCCAAGCAAATAATTTTCAAGCACCTATTAGGTTTAGGATATGCCCCTGACTTGCGAAGTTTCTAAGTGTAAACAACCGAGTTCTATAATCTACGCAGCGTTCCCTAATTATCCACATAAAGAAGTAGAAATATGCTGGAACCACTGGGGAAAACACTGTGAAACCGAGTGGGATTTAAAGGAACATTTTGAAACAAAATGGAAGAAGAAAAAATAAACCGCGACGAGGAAATGACTATAGTTCGTTGCCCTCGTTGTAAGACCGACTTTAAACTTACGTGGGAGGGAACAGATTGGGATAATTATTCTTATTCTCTAAGAATAAGAGGGTGCCCCTCTGGTGGAATTTATGATGTATCTGTTTCTTGTCCTAATTGTAATCATGAGGAATCATTATGACTCAAAATAAAGTAGAATTACTTGGGTATTATGGTGGGGATGAAACGCACGCCTTAAGTGCCTGGACTTCTACCAATCGCGACCTTACCCCAGACAAAGCAGGTAGAATTGATAAGATGTTAAAGATGCTTGCTGAGAATGGGCACCATACTCCATTTGAAAAAAGTTATTTACATTTTTTAGTTACTTGTGAAACAGCTACACACATCCAATTACTTAAGCATCGGGTGGGCGTAAGTATTAATGCAGAATCCGCACGCTATAAAGAATTAAAAGAAGACAGATTTTATGTACCTCGGGATTGGCCGGAAGAATTGGTTAATGTGTATAAGAATCATATAGACAAAGCTTATATTAATTATCATGCAGCAATCGAACTACTAACAAGTCGATATGGGTTCTCCAGAAAAAGAGCCAAGGAATCTGCAAGATTCTTGCTTCCCTACGCCAATCAAGTAACGATGGATGTTTCATTTAATTTTAGATCCTTTATGCACTTTATAAATCTAAGAGGCCATGCAAACTCTCAACAAGAAATCCAAGACGTTGCAGATAAGATGTTGTGCCTAGTTACAGGCACTAACCAATTTAATGGCTCTCTAGCAGGGTTCGGGTGGCTTAAATGATCCTTGGTTTGAGTGGTAAGAAACAGGCCGGAAAAAGTATTGTAGCCAAGCAGCTTGTAGAGAAGCACGGGTTTACTGAAATTATTTATGCAGAGCCATTAAAAGAATTAATAGGAAAGCAACTTCTTGGATTGACGCACGGGCAGCTTTATGGTGATGCAGAAAAAGATCTGAAAGACCCTCTATGGAAAAGAACACCGCGACAGCTAATACAGTTAATTGGCACCGAATGTTTTAGAGCGATTGTTGATGCAGATTTTTGGGTTAAAATTGCATTCAAAAAGATTGATAAATTACATAAACAGGGGGTTAAAGATTTTGTTATTACCGATTGCCGATTCCCGAATGAAATAGAAGCTGTTGAGTATTTTGAGCACGGACATACCGTAAGAATTATTAGAAATAATTATGGTTTTCCAAATTTTGATTTTCATCCTTCTGAGATTGCGTTAGACCATTGGAAATTTGATTACACAATTATCGCCGAATCGGGGGATATTGCGGGATTACAACTACGTATAGATCAAATTGTAGAGATATTACGACGCGCAGATTTGCGCGAACGAGGAAAAAATAATGCCATTTAAATCAACAGATAGTGGGATCCCTATTTGGGAGGATCCCGAAGAAGCCATAGTAGAAAGCTTTGAGGGTCAGCTACTTCAAGACGGCGCCTCTGGTGGTGAAGTTACGTTACCTAATGTAATTCAGAAACAACTTCACGGCTTTATGCAGTCTACTCTTAAGGGAGCAAGAAGACTCGCGGAATCTAATAAAACCCGAGCTAAAAGCCTAGCACAAATTTCAAAGAAGGGAATCCTCCCAGTAGATATTATTGTACCAGTATTTAATAACTTTCAGGTTGTTGAAGAATGTATTAACTCAATCTATAAACACACTGACTGGCCCTTTAATCTAACTGTTGTAGACGACAAATCAACCGATCCTTGGATTAAACCCCATCTAATTACTCTTTTAAATGAAAAAGAAAATGCTCGAATTCTTTGGAACAATAAAAATAAAGGATTTGCAGCCACAGTCAACCGTGGAATCAATAACAGTAAAAATCCTTATATATGTGTTTTAAACTCAGATGTTATTGTAACAAAGGGGTGGTTATCGAAAATGGTTCTGGCTCTAGAAGCCGACCCTAAAAATAAGATCGTTAATCCTATGACAAACAATACGGCGCTTATTAATGTAAATATGCAGGAAGGATTTTCATACCAAGATATGAACCGAGGATTTGAAGCAACCTCATCTCATAAATACCCTGAGATTATGCCAACAGGGTTTTGTTTCATGTTAGAGCGCGAATTGCTAGATGAAATCGGGCAATTTGATGAAGGATATGAAAATTATGGGGAAGAAACCGATCTGTGGATGAAAACAATCACTCACATTAAAAATGGTGAGTACCCTCGGTGGCGAGCGGTTTTAGCTGATGATGTTTATTTGTTTCATGAAAGGGGAACCTCTTTTAGTTCCTTGGGCCAAGCTAAGCACAACGCAAAAAGACAATCCGGCTCGGCACGGTTCCACCAGTTGTGGCCCCAATATCGACACTGGGGTAAATCTTTTGATGCTGAGAAGATTATGTCTCCATATCGTGCTAACCTTCCTACAGATGTTTCAACTACTGATAGCCCCTATAATATTGCATTTGTAGTGTACAGTACCGCATTTTGTGGGGGTATGAAGTTTATTACTGATATCGTAAATCAGCATATTGAGAATGGAGTTAATGCTAAAGTTGTTCTAATTAAAAGAAATCCAGAGGAATCTGTTATCCCCGTTCTTGGTGAGTTGAGAGCAAGTCCAATTGTGTTCAATTCGATTGAAGAATTTGAAGAAAAATTTATCGAGCGAGTTTTTGAAAAAGGTGTAGTAGTTGCGGCTACTTGCGAGATTGTAAAACCCATTTTTGAACTTACAAAGAAGAATTTCCACCTCCGCTCAGTTCTGTTCGCTCAGAGTGATGATCCTGAATTGTGCCCTGAGGAAATGAAGCAAGGGATGATTGATGCCTTTTCTAAGGTTCAATATGTAATCGCAGGATCCGAATCTCTTAATAAAAAGATTCAAGAAGAATATAAAGTAAATACTTTAGGATTCGTAAGACCCGGAGTTGATAAAAGACTTTTCCACACTAGATCGCGGGACAATGGAGATGAGAGGCCAACCGTGTTATTCTCCCTTCAGACCCAATATCCTTTTAAGGGTTATACTCGCGGGGTTGAAGTAGCGAAGAAACTATCTGCACTAGGTAAGGAACACCAAAAAGAATTAAGAATTATGGCTTATGGGGTAGATGCTGTTTCAGAGTGCCCATCTATTATTGGGTTAGGAAACGTTAGTCAGTCTTATTTAGCTTCACTACTTAGTACAGAAGTGGATATTTTCTGTGATCCTGCTATAATACACTCATACGGGATGCCTTCTTTAGAGGCTATGGTTTCTGGAGCAGCCGTTGTATCTTGGGATAACAGAGGGATTCGAGAATATGCAAATGAAGATAATTCAAGAATTCTTCCTAATAACACCCCCCCTGAAGAAGTTGCAATAGAAATTTTTGATCTATTATTCAACAACCCTGAAAAGCTCCAACAGTTAAAAAATTCAGCACCACAAGTTAATCAGATGAGAGAAGATGCAGTTAATCAATTTAATAATCTTCTAGAAAAGAAGCTACGGCTGCTGATTCGACCGCGAAAAATCTCTGTAATTACACCGCACTTGCGGAAACATGGTGGACCTACAACGATTATACATCTAGCTAATGGGTTACAACGCAGGGGACATGATGTTGATCTATATACAATTTACCCAGATATTAATCCAGAGGTTGTAAATTTAAGTGAAGTCCCTATTAATTTAAATTGGCGCAAGATTAAAAAATCTCATATTTTAATTAGTAATTCTGATAACGATCAAAACGAATTCTTTACGGGGCTTAAGTCTGCCCGTAAAAAGATCATGCTTAAACTATCCCACAATAAGCGGTTCCAGTCATTAGAAGATAATGGATTGAAGCTTCCGTGGGACGCGATTGTTACAAGTACAAATTGGTTAAAAGATGCTTGTGAAAATCCTATGGTGGGAGATGGTTGGACTCACCCGGCTAGGGAAGCAACAAGGATTGGGTGGTTCCACTATGGGCATGAAATATTTAATTGCCCTCCCAATATGAGACAGTATGGGTCTATTAATTCTACAGTGAGAATTGGTTTCTTAGCACACCAACACCCATTAAAGGGAACGGGTGACGCAATGAAAGTAGTCGAGGCCCTGAAAATGGCTTATAAAGATAAGGTGGAAATTGTAGCCATCGGTGAATGGCCTGACTTCGCTAAGATGAAGCCAAAGTGGATGGGATATGTAATATCTCCTAATAGAGAACAGATGGCTAATACTATGCATAAAATTGATATTTGGCTTTCAGCTTCCCATACAGAAGGTTTAGGAAGAATTGTCTTAGAGGCCATGTCCGCGAGTACCGCTGTTATTACAACCAACACCGGGGCAGAATTCGTAGAAGCCGGGAAAAATTGTTTAGAAGTTAATATTGGTAACATCGCTCAAATGGTAAAAGCAGCCGATAAGCTTATAAAGAACCCTCAATTATTTTCAGAAATTGTTAAAAATGGGTATGAAACAGCCTGTAGATATGCCGATCCCGATCCTTATTTAGATGCATTAGAAGAGGTAATTGATAATGTCTGAAATAAAAAGAGCGGTTGCAATCTGTCATTATAATAGATTAAACAACCTTACAGAAATAGTAGAAGCAGTTTTAGATACGACAGCACCGGGGACTAAAGTGTTTGTTTGTGATGATGGATCTACGAAAGGAACCGGGGCTTTTGGGGTGAAGTCAATAATAGATCATCTTCCCAAAGATATTATTTTAATCCGTGGGCCCAACAAGGGTGTTGCAGCTAATAAAAATAGGGCTTTATGGGCTATGCAAGATTGCCAATATATGTGCATCTTGGAAGATGATTTAATCCCAACAGAAAAAGGATGGTTTGAAACATATGAAGAAGCAGCAAGAAGATCCAATATCCACCATTTTTGCAGAGTACAAGACAAGCAGGTGGAAGAAACTGTGTCTAATTTTTCAAAATATATGCAGAAACATTCCCTTACGCCTATCTATGGTCCTAGTCCTCGTGGTGACCTTACTTTTATTACATCTTCAGTCCTGCGAGCGGTGGGTGCTTTCAACCCCTTATTTTCAGGAGCAGGATACGCCCACGGAGAATTCTCATCGCGAGTATATAAAGCAGGGCTCATCAAACATCCACTCAAATGGATTGACATACGAGAGGCCCAGGTTAAATTTAAGCAAATAGGGGATACTGAAGGGGGACGATGGGTGGAAGAACCACAAGTTATTAAACGACAACTCCAAAAAAATGCAAAGATCCGTAAAGACTTAGAAAAGACTGAATATGTATTTCATCCACTAGTTTTAGAATGACGTGTAAAGTATGACTAGAGAAGAACTATTTACAGAGAATAAAAAATTAAAAGCACATATTAAAGAACTTGAAGAAGCAATAGATGAAATAGGCTGTGATTACTGTCAGTGTCGTGCAAAGGGTGTTTGTCCTTATTGTAGAATGACACACGATGGGAGTTGTTAAATGGCTAAAGTAATCCTCTGTTATAGATATGATGTTGATAAGCAAGGTAGACCGATGCCCACATATTCTAATTCTTTTGCTAGAGAATTTGCTATGAATCATCAAGTCACCCTCGTAGGTAAAGGCCACCGTGGCTATCAGAGCATGGAGGAAATGCCTGAGAAAGAAATTAAACAACACGATCTATTCTTAGATATAGATTGTGGTAGAGGTAAAGATGGGAAACTCCATTTTCAGTACAATGATTCGACATGCCCAATCCCAAGTGCCGTCAGGCTTATTGATACCCACGGCTATCCGAGTCTCCATCGTCGTCTTGCTAAGAATTATCAGCACGTTTTTTTTGCTGTGTACCGTAAGCGGGATCTTTTTTCAAATCTACCATCTGCTCATTGGTGTCCCAATGCTAGCGACGATGTATGGTTTGATTACCTTCAACATACTCGCCAGTGGACTTTTCCTAAGATGTATTTCGGATTCTTTGGCTCGAAAGGAGGATTGGATCGCGCTAATGATCTCGCTACTATATGTCTTAGTCGTGAGTACCCTGTTGATATAAGAGAAATAGGTCAGCATAATAGAGCAAGATGGCCCTCTACTGCAATAGCAATGGCTGATTGTAGGGTCTTATTCAATCGAGGGCAGAAGCACGACGGGCCCAACCAACGGGTCTTAGAGTCTATGTTAATGAGACGACCATTAATTTCTGATCGGGATCCTGAGGATGGAATGGCACTATTATTTGAAGAAGGAACTCACTTCTTAGGTTACTCAAGTTTACCAGAATTAGGACTTCAGGTAGATTGGGTACTAGAAGAGGCCGACATAGCAGCTAATATGGCTACGAAAGCTTATCATTTAGTGAAAGAAAAACACCTTATTAAACATAGGGTACAACAAATAGAGGAAATTTGCTTTGCCTAGTAAAATTACAGAAGTCTGTTGGTGTCCGTGGTGGAGAAGATTATTTAGACCTTCATCTCATTGTGAGATAGTAGGGGAAACTTTGTGGGAAAGAATGTGGAATCCGGAAGATATCGAGCCGACTTGGGTACCTTTACCTTCTGGGCTTACTCTTCAATCTGAGTACGATAAGCCGGTGCGGAAGGAGCCCACGATGACCCCCAACACCGAAGAGGCGCGGCGGCTGGCCTCAGAGCTTCGCAGCGTCATTCCCCCGAAGAACCACGAGGCGTCACGAATCTTGGACTCCGCAGCGTTCACTCTACGTCTACTCGCCGCCGACGTGAATAAGCTTGAGGCCGAGAACGAGGCGCTGCGGGCCGAGAACGAGGCCATGACGCTGGTTATCAAGGCCACAACGGAAGCCTTAAAAGGAAATTATAACTGATGCACCAAATAGTTCCTCATATTCTAGTTCTTAACGACCAATATTGGCTTCCTTATTCATTAGAGTGTCTTAGGGGAAAGTTTAATCGCTATGTAATTTACGATGTTGGGAGTAAAGACGAAACCCCTAATATTATAGATAGATTTGTTGAACTTGAAAAGAAACGCGGAGCGGAATTCTATATCAGATCATTTACAGAAACACCTCACCCACAGATCCAGGGGATATTTCGCAACTCTATGATAGCTGAATCGCTATCAGAGTGGTATCTTATAATTGACGGCGATGAGGTGTATAACGAAGATGATATTAATTATATTGCTGATAGTAAGTGGACACAATTTGCCTATAAATCATTTTTTGCAGAATATTCTATTGATAAAATCTACGGTGTTGTTAAACGAATTGAAATAGGCACCGATCTACAAACAAGATATAGTGAATTAAGATCTCATCATAGACTTTATCATCAAACAGCAATTTGGAAAGGAACACACCCCGGAGAAGAACCAGTATTTAACCAAAACACCTCTAGAGAATTTTATCTCGACGCGATAACCTGCTACCACTTTCACAACACCCTACGGTCACCATTAGAAAAAGATGTTCCTAGTCGTGAACGTCGAAAGGGGAAGTCAACCTATAAACCAGGGCAGTTGATTCCTTATAATTTGTTAGATGTACTCCCTATCTTAAGGAAACCCATAGCAAATTTTCCAGTGAACCCTGAATTAGAAAAGTTACAACATGATTATTAAATGCAAATGCGGACGCAATACATCTTATGGTTTAACGTGTACATTTTGTCGCACCTCTATGCTTTTTACAGAAGACGCAGAAAAAGATGAAGCCGCACTCCCCGGAGAATACGGGGAACACGGCTTCCATGAAGTTCAATTAGATGAGGAAGGTAATGAAATATTAGAAGATTAGAGAAGATCCTTCTTCTGGGAGGCTTTCATTCGTTCTGCTTGCGCTCTAGTCACTTGTCGTTGTTCAACTTGCTTACCTAAGAAGTCAAGCATCTCTTCTCGCGCACGACCACGTTCCTTCCCGGCAAACCGGGATGCTTCTGCGTGTCGAGCCTTTAATTCTGCTTCCGACCATCCCCTTAATCTGGGGTGTTTACCAATAGAGTTCATTTTACTTTCAACCCACTTAGAGTATTTTGCTTGTGCTTCTCGCGGATTATCTGTGTGTTGTTTCGCAAAAGTAGAAAACACTACGGTCAATAGTCTTTTAGATTCCTTGTCATTTCCATTCTCAAGATGGTAGGCAAGGTTCTTAGAAACTGTTGACCTTATTTTTTGGAAGTGTCGTTCGGTTGTTTCTTCATTAGCCAGACGTTGAGCCGGATCAGCAGCCCAAGACTTCCAAATACCAAAGTTCTTTAAGAAAAGATCTGTTGAAAGGTTTCCGGGTTTACCTGAAATTGGATCAACTGCAATACCCGAATCAACGAGTAATCTAGAAATATTTGTAATATCTCCCGGGGCAGATTTTCCAGTTAAAGCAAGAGACGCTGAAACATCAGGAGTTGTTGTTTTAAATCCATACTTCTGAATTATAGGAGGGGATACGAATCCAATATACCCAGCAAGGGCTTTAGAGAAATAGTCTCCGGTATCTTCCACACCAATATCTGTACCCCAAGAAGTTTTACCTTCCATGATTTCAATTAAGGGCTTTAAGATAGCAAATGGGGCCGCGGGCGACTGCTCTAGTGCCCCACCAATATCTTTGAACGGAAGAATATCTCCACCCATTTCAGGGCTTGTAGAACCTAGCATAAAGGCTGCATGAGGAAGCCAGTCTAATACTGTTCCTCGTAGTCTATCGTCGTCTGTTTCTGTTGCAAATCCAAATCCTGCACCGGCAGCAGCACCTAAACCAGCTCCGATTGCGGCGCCACCAGCTCCCCCACCCTTAATGGCTCCGGCTACTCCACCAACAAGAGCACCAGTTATACCCCCGCCAATCGCTCCACTGTGTTCTCCAGCAACCACTGTTTCACTTTTTTGGGCCCACATAGGAAGCTGACGCTTTGTTTCTTCAACGTCGTCTGCACCTGGGGCTTGTCCAGATAGTGTTAAAGCAGATTGAATAATATCGGGCATTTGTAACCAAGGCATCATTCTAAGAGGATGATCCATTAGATTATTTTTAGTAATTCTTACAGCTTCGGTGGGGAACGTTAACCAAGGAAACGCCCACTTTCGGCCCTGTCTAATAGAGGATCCTACTGTTTGATACATAGGAAGTCGTCTACCTACTTCAAGGATAGCGGCTTTCTTTGTAAGCCCTTCTGCCCGGAGACTCATGTAATAGGACATTTTAGGAACCATATCTTCAGCAAGATAGGCTTTTGTCATTTGGTCGAACCAACGGAAGCCTTCTTTATCTCCAAGCTGAAGGGCTTTTTTAGCTTTAAGGAATCCTTCACCAAGGGCTTTAGTGGCTCTTTGTTCTGGTCTTAGACTATCTACCATATTCTTTAGATTAGAAAAACCTTCTACCGACTCAAAAGCGGATTCTTCTAGAAGCTTTAATACCTCAGGATCAAAAATCTCATCATTAAGATTAAAGACTTTTCCATCTATATCAATTTTTCCAAGGTTGATCCCAAGATTTTCAATTCCTTTTTTACCAACCCCACCTTCTTTGCGAAGCTTTTCCCCAATCGCAATTTTTTCAAAGGCACCAGCCATCTTACTTTGAAGTCGGATATTTCTAGGCTTAAGAGGATTGAATCCCGCCTGGCTTAGCATTACAAAGTTAGATGCGAGATTCTGAAGATGAGTTGGGGGTGATAAAGCCGTCTTTGCAGTCTTGAAAATCGCAGTAGCAACATCGAACGCATTTGCGGCCATCTGTGTTTGTCCGAAGATTCCTTCTGGAGCAAATAGATCTTCGAATACGGATTTCTTAATCATAGGAAGCTCATCGGCATCATCTAGCCAATCGGGCTTACTCTTTTTAATCATACGCTTAAGAGTTGTAGCAATCCCAGGCTCTAATGTTTCTAAGCTAACAAATCCAGCGGCTTCGGCCTTCCGAATACTTCCATATTTAAACATAACGTCTCTAGCAGAAACGGCGAATTCACTATTGGTTGCAATATCTCGTACTGTCTTATAATTATTTAACAGTAAACGGTCCATAATAAGACCCCGAGTTGTTAACTCTGTTGGGTCTGTAATTAGTTCCCCGTTCATTAATCGTTGTGCTACCTCAGGGAGATCCTTCCCTCTAGGCTTTAATGATTTACTATCAAGTCTGGGCATATCAAATGCACGCAAAAACGTTTCACCGTCTTTGTGCCCAAGTGGGACATACTTCCGACTTACAGACACGTCTGGTCTGGGGGTTTTTATGTCCAATGCTGGAATGTGGAGTTCGCCGACTTTCTTAATTGTATCGTCGGTAATGAGGCCGTGCTTTAAAGCATCTGCTTGGTGGGATCGCATGGCTAATTCCATGCCGTCGGCCCATTTTAATTCTGAGGGTGTGAGCGACGCGGCGCCCTTAATAAGCCCAGGGCGCATCTTATTCACCCAGTGAGCATAGATCTTTTTACCAGCAGCAGCATCGGGAGCTTCCGAAAAAAACTTCCCAAAATTCTCTGCTTTAAATAATGAATCAAGATTGTTGTGGAATGCTTTTGTAGCAGTTTCACCACCATCAGCAACCTCTGAAGTTAATTTAAAATAATTGTTAGTGAATCGACTTGCAAACTGCATTTTAACTTTATCCATTAGGGTAAAATCTTCAGTTTCGCCAAGCATATTCTTATTTAATTTTTCAGCTAAATCTTGAGTTTTATTTTGTGAAATTTCTAGGTTTCTAAGTCTTTTTAACCCGGATTCTCCAACATCCTCTATTTTTTCAGCCTCATGTAACAATCCTAAGTTTTTAAACCTAGCAACTTCGTCAGCTTTAGTTATTCCTGCCGTTCTCTTTAATAAACTAGCTCCCCTGCCAACATTCTTAAACGCCCAGGCTGCTCGGCCTAGAGGAAAAGCCATCCCCCCGACCAGTGATGTAGTATTAAGAAGATTTAACCAAAGAGGTTCTTCACTCCATTGTTGCTTCGCGCTTTCCCAATCGTGATGAAAACCGCTGTTATCGTATTTGAGTCCAACAACGGCCATTTCACCACCGAATAGAAAGTCCATAACATCAACATCAAGACCTTGATCTTCTTCTATATCAACCTCTCGCCCAGCATTTGGCGTAGTAACAAGACTTAATTCTCTAGGAAGATTTGTTGGTTCTAGAAGATCGGTTCTATTCTTTCTATGAATAAGATCATATTTTTCTCTTTTTTCTTGGGGCGAACGGGTAAGTATTCTATCCTGCGCGTCAGGAGATTCAAGCAAATTTGTATTATTGTTTCTACTTTTTCGAGCACCACGATCTCGAATATCTTTCGCGTCGGACGTTCTCTTCTTTAGCCCAGTAAGATTTGTATCATACGCAGGGGCCTCGTCACCCTGAGGGTGTATAAGTTCTTCTTCATCGAGTAAATTTGCTTTATTTCTAACTGCCATCTACTAAAATTCCTGCTTTCTTATACCGCTCACGCTGCCGCGCAGATCTCCCCCTCATCGGCGAGCCCCTGCGTCCAGTAGACACCTTACCAGATTTACTAAAGTGGTTATAAATATTTGGATTAAGCGTCTTTAACTTAGACATATTATTAATTGTATTTATAACTTCTGTTCTAATCTTTTTCTTTGTTATATCTGTACTGGTAGAAAGGCCAAACTCTTCTGTAAGCTGTCGGTTGATTTCTGCCATAACAGCATCAACTGTTCCATCAAACGAAGTTGGATTTTCGTTATAAACGATATCATCCATAACTTGAATGGCGTTTGCCACGTAGTCTTTCTGTCTGATTTCGGTGTTTTTTCTATTAAGAGGTCTAGAGTCCTTTTCAATATCCTTATGAGGGAAGAACGTGGGGTTGTTCTCTGACCAGGGAGTAGCTAAATCGGGGCGTACTTGTTTAAGGGCACGACCAGTAGCAATTCTCATCACTCTAGGATTCAGAGTATCAACCATTCTTCCTAATTCTTCTGCATCATTGGTTTCACTGTATGGAGTTCCGTCTGGCTTTTTTTGTGTTTCAATAATTTGTTGTGTAACTTCTGCTCTAGCTCCACCAATGAATGCTGCTATCTTTTCTCTACCTTGTGGGGTATTAGGTAGATAATCGGCAGTCCAATCTATTCCCTTATTCTGAATAAGGTCACCGATTGTAGCATTCTTAAGCTTATCAGTCTCGGAACCTTTACTTCTGTCGGCTGGCAATCTGTCTTCTTTGTGAGCCTGACTGTCCATGAGTCTTGTTTGGGCTCTAGATGCTTCATTTGCTTGAACCATAGTTGGTCCAAATTGTTGAGAAATTGATTCACTTTGTCTTGTTACCACACCCTCAATTTCTTTATTAATATATGGGTTGTTTGCATACTTACCAGCAGACTGAGCATACTGGTCTGTAAGATTACTAATTCCCGAAAGACTTGAAGTAAAAGCTTCTTGTCTTAATAAACTTACTCTTTCTTTCCCAGCAGGAGAATCTAAATCAAGATTTTGTGTTACACCGTTGGCATCAGTATATACCCCTCGATTAATCATACTCATTGTATCGGACATTTTTGTTCTAATTGCCATCATTTTATCTTGATAAGGTCTTCCATTTTGTGAAATAAAATTATCATACTCTGCTTTCCACCATCTATCGTGAAGAGTATTAGTAATATTTGCACCCATTTGTTCAAATGGCTTAGCAAGAGCAGGGTTATTAAATTCTTGCGCGAACGCAGAACCTAAGAACGCAAACCCCATATTTGTAAGACCCGTGCTAATTGTTCGTTGCATCTCACCCGGAGGCTGTTGCTGTTGCTGTTGCTGTTGTGGGTTAGCGGGAGGTAAAACCTCATCAGGATTTCTAGCCGGTTGTTGAGGTGTTTGTACTGGCATTTTTTGATTTGGTTGTGCCATTATAGGTTTCCTCCAACTACGCCGCTTGGCATACTAGGAAGTCGTGATCCCGACGGCGTTACTCCTGGGGCGACGACCGCTGCGCCCCCCTCTGTCGCAGTTCCGGGCGTAAAGAACTCTCTTCCAGCATTTAATAGATTACCAGCACCACTCATCAGTCCACCTATTCCTCCAGCATTAAAGAAACCAGAACCACCACTAGAACTGGCAGCACCAGGAACAGCAGAGTTACCAGCCATATTACCAAATGCTCCACCAGAAGTGAACATTGCGTTTGTAGCGCCTCCAGTTGCGTATCCTGCGACTACCCCAACGGCACCAATAATAAGTTGTTCTACAAACTTACTATCTCCGACGGCAGCCCGAGCCTGATATCCTGCTTGGGACATAGAACTAGCAGCCTGTGTGGCCGCAGTCATAGAATTAGCTAAACTATTCATTGTTTGTTGATAATTATCTCTAATACCTGGGAGCCCATCGAGGAATCTTTGATTCCCCATTGACACTCGTTCAGCATTTTGTCTAATATAATCATGTAATTGAAGGTTGGCATTCCAAGTTTCATTCACTCTCTGAAATGCAACATCGTGCTTAGCACGAATTTCTGTAGCTTCTGACATCGCGGCACGCCTAGCTGTCCCGCCCTTAGCAGATCTATTTTTAAGATCCCGCATTGTTTCTTTCATCGCTGTTGCTGCGCCTTCGTGAATTTGACCTAAAGTACTTTGGCTTAGTTTTTCCCAAGCGGGGCCCTGTTGAGCTAACAATTGCTCAGATTCGGCAGTTTGTCTACTCTGAATGCGGAAAGAGGCCGATTGAGATGCCTGAGCTGCAAACTTCTTAGGATCTAGAATGCCTTTTCGCACATCATCAATTTCATCTTGAGCCGCAGAGCTTCCTATGCCTTTTTTGCCCACACCTCCAGATAGTTTATACTGTAATAATCCTTTGGCTTGTGCCGAATGTTGTTCATCGGTTTTATAAACATCATCATACGTGCCCGGTGTCCCTGTACTACCAGCGGTGCCTGGAAGATCATATGTTCCAGGGGCTCCCAACATGTTAAATACATTACCGCGGGCTTGTTCGGCTGCCATTGTTCGAGACTTTTCAGCCTCAACCGACTCAACAGCCATGTAACTTAGTAGCCCTTGGCGAGCAGCCTCATTACGTGCTCGCTGTTTTTCTTTTGCTTTTGAAAAAATAGCCATTTTTACTCCTAATTAATTATCTGAATATTTAATGAAAATATCAATTTTAAGATCCCGGGCCGTTAGGAAAGTCCGCGACCACATTTTGTACAACTGTGAAGTCGGTGTTAATTTCACCATCTTCAGAACAATCAATATCTCCACCCCCCGGTACCCCACCACTTCCTAATTGATTAAATCCAGTGTCTCGGGCAACATATTTCAACTCCGAGCTAACAATCCCCATTTGCCAATAATGTATTAAATTTTGACCTTTTTCATATGTATGGGGGCCACCAAGTGAATTATTTAACCAATGAATTGTACCCGCTGGGCCTTTAACTCCGTCTAGTCCGTTATATAAATAACTCATTTCAGTTTGTGTGAGTCTTGCATTCCACATTCCTGCTGAGTGTATTCTACAGACAGCCGGTTGATTCCCCTTCGACGTGGGGCCTCTATACAGAGAACGATCCCCGGTTGTAAAATACAAAGCATTAGCGTCACAACCAAATACAACATCTCTCGGATCTTTAAGATTTGGAGGGGGATCAAGTCCGATCGTACTATTGGAGTTTGGAGTAAAAGTATTAAAACCGTTTTGTGGATTATATACATTAATTCCATTTACATTATCATAATCACAAATAAAAAAGTACCATTCATCTAATCCAAGAGGCCAAATAACATTTTGGGAGCCTGCGTTCCAATCTGCAAGATCAATATCATCTAATTGACTAGGATTTTGATTCTGATAAAAATCATTTTTGGCCCATGCTCCTGTAGCGGGTGCGAGGTCAGATGGATCTGTTCTGCCGCCGCCGATGCTCACACGAGTTAGAAGCAATCCTGAGGCTCCAGTATTTCTCTGTAAAATAATATTAATCGCATTAAAGCTACGGTTGTTAATATCTTGTTGTGGAGAAAAACTATTAAAAATAGTAGAAGTTTGACCAATCTCGGGCCACGCGAGCCACTTGATCCAGCAAGCAAAAGTCCAATGATCTGAAATAGATCTAAAGTTTGCGGGAACTCGTCCCCGTAAATACTCATCTGCTATATTCGATTGCCCTTGCCCGATTGTACTTAAGTGCATTTCAACTGCTCTATTATCAAATTCAACAACCGCTGGCTCAGAAGCGTCGGGAATATTACTGGGGATCTGATCTGATTCGCCTTCGTTAGCACTCCACATCGGAAGAGAAAGACTCGCTACGTCATTTTCTACTTCTCGACCTACAATTTCTAACCAATATGTAAGATTTTTTTCCGCTGTTTCAGTTGTTACAGGAATTGGGGCAAACATAAAAGCAAAACAAGTTTCAAATGTCGTACCTCTGGCATAATCTAAATCAGTAGATGCGGGGGGGTCAAGACCGGGCCGTATAATCCCTACACCCAAAGCAGTATTATCTAAATTAGTTGCCGATTCGGTTGCCTGAAACAGGGGGACAGACTGTAGAAGTACAGCCGAACTAAACGGCTTCTTGGGGTCCGCCCGATATAAGTTAGCCGTGCAGGAATTATTTCCAGTACTTGCAGCGCCAATTAATCGGTCTAGAGTAAAGGAACACCACGCAAAAATAACATGCCCTGTATTATGATAAATTGTGTGATTAACCAGTGTACCGATTGTATTAAAGTCGTTCCGGGCACCTTCCAGAAGCATCACGTCTTCTGTTACATAAAAATCAATAGACACTGGGGGGGACTGTGTATCATTTCTTCCAACAGAGTGAATCAGAGCCTTATAGTTTCCACCCTTGCGTCCCTTAAAGAAAAATGTATTAGTATAAGATATGAAGGTTTCTGTGGTCCCCTCCCCGTCCATATTAGTAACAACAATTTTATAGTGAAGTAAAATTGAACTATTTACAGCGGGCCACGTAAGCTTTGCACTTCGTATGCCGGTTTCATGTGTAATAACAGAAGGAGGGGGAAGCTTTCTATCTATACGGGTGCGACCTTTTGTATTTGGATTAGTGGGGGTTCTATTGTTAATGGCCGCATCAATTAATTCACCCACCCTAAGGAGCAGACTTTTTTCATCCGTGGGTAGCCCTTGCATTCGTTGAATGCGTTTAGCAAAATATGATCTTCGTCTAGCCATTATATTAAATGCCAAGCTCCAAAACGTTAAGGTGCGCCCACCACACCACTGTACTATCGGCCGCCCGCGCAGACCCATCATTAAGAGTCGTTGTATCTTGTACTTCTAATCTTACGTTGAGAGACTGACCTAATAGGGGGTGTTCTAATATGAATGGTCCAATAGCAAAAGAATTATGAAATTCTCCAAACGTCTCCAACCATTCTGTTCCTTCTGCAACCAATGAAATCCCATCCGTATCAATAACTTTAACGACCACACTTCCAGTAATTTGATCTATCCCAAATAAACCAACAGCCGGATCTGCATAAAGTGAAATGAACCCCCACACCATTGAATTTCCATTTGAGTTAATTGGGGTATAATCTAATTCTGACCCCCCCAGAACAACTACTGGATCTGTTCCAATAATATTTACATAGAAATCTTCTTGTGTGTGAGTTGTAATATCAAATAGACTAGGAGTCACTCCTAATTTTTCTGAGTATGGGGTTGTTGTACCGTCTTTTCTAATTCCTCGTACTCTTACAAAGGTTGTAGCGGTTAACCCATCAAGTACTGTAATTATACCGAAAGTAGGAAAAGTGTCAAAAGTACTAAAATTTTGTGTTGTAGAAACATCTACCTCATAGAAATTAATTCTCTGGTCTGGTAGGGGATCCCATTCAATAACTGCCCCACGAATTGTTGCGCGTACAGTTAAAACAGGAATAGGTAAAGTTTGGTCTACTTTTCGTTTTAGTAAAGATAATGAAGACTCTAAACTTGATAGTTCTTTTGAGTCCTGCATTTCTAATAATGCACGTTCAAACTCCTGTTGCTGGCTGTGTGTGAAGTTTGTAAATCGTTTCGCGAATGTTCTTAAAAAGTCCGTTCCGGCCATGTTTAACTCGTTAATACTTCAAAAATATTAAAATTCTTTGTTGTAATTGTTGCTGGAGAGCCATAAACCACAGAAGAAATTGGGTCGGCATCGTCTGAGTCCGCCGGAGTATCATTAAAAATCCAGTCATTAGGCTCGGGGTGCCAATTAATAACCCGGGCCTTTAATTGAATTACGTTAGAGCCTGCAACTAAAGTTGAAAGTTTTTGTACAAACGCTCCCCTACGAATTAATTTAAATGGGCCAGTCATAAGTAAGGAATCGGGCGTCGTAAAGTCCCCGATATCCGCTGTTTTTACTTCTAGAATAGACCCGAGAGGGAACGCTGCGGTATTATTTGTCCCATAAGATGTAACAAAAAAATTTTGTCCAACTTGGTTATCTTCTACAATCCATTGAAGTTCTACGTCCGTCCATTCAACATTATATATTGGACTCCCAGTTACATTAATAGAGATTTCATAATCTATAGAGTAATACGCTCTCCCTCCAATTGCATTATAGTCTATTTCAAAAATAGGCTGGAATTCCTCTGATAGAAAGATAGGCGCCGTAAACGCTGACCCATCAAAATATCCATACGCCTGTGAGAATGGAACAACCGCTACAATATTATTAGACCAGGGGCCGAATAATTGATTTTTTGTAACAACTCGGATCCGTATATAATAGGTTCGTCCATCTAATAAGTTTGGGAACACATAGAAAGGATCGGATGTAACAAATGAATCTAAATTTGCGAAATTTGGTGTCTCACTAATTTGGGTTTCATAAAATAAAAATTGTTTGAGTCCTTTGGGCGCGGCCCATGCTAATCGGATTTCTCGATACTCTACCTCAGAATTAATATCCTGATCTGGAATCTTTGGTATGAATGGAGAGAACACTCTTTTATTAGATTGAGAAACCTGAGCAGCGAGACTAGAATTGAATGCATTTTCAAGATGAGCAACAAATAATCTTAACTGAGAGTGACGACCGGGTGTCCACTCTTTAAGGTTATTAGTCTCTTGGTTTGGAAATGCTCGTCTGTATTCGGACATTATGTAACACTTTTAACATTAATTACCTGCCCTGGGAATGGGTGAAGTTGAGCAGCGATTCGAATGCCAGTAATTCGACAATCTACATCGGCTTCATTGTTCTCAACTGTAATTCTTACAAACTCTCCAGGGTGAAAATTAGGCTTAAGGGATTGTCGGATAAGTGAGTTATTTGTCCCAAATGTCATAACCACATCTTGAGAATCAAGAGCTTGAACCTGCGAGGAGCCCTCAGCAGATTCAACCGTTACCGTCCAGTTAATTGCTGTATTATTTTCTACACGTATTTCAATATAGCGTGGTTGTACTCGACCCGAGAAACCTCCTTCTTGACCGAGGGGCCCACCCAAACGTAGATAAGGGGTCTGGAATTTAGTTTTAATAGGGGTTGAAGATCCGGTCGGACCCGTCCAGTTAAGTTGGCCTTCGGTAAAGAACTCATAAACCATACCAGAATCGTCCGAAGCATATAGATGGAAATCACTATTCGTGTCTTCAATTTCAACGGTATCTAGAATATTTATATCTGAAGGAATATTTAATGTAGTCCAATAACCTTTTGTTACATCATCAATAGAGTATTGATATGAAAAAATACTATCATATTCAGGAATCGGCGATGTAGTATCTGGGTTAAACTGGAGGATAACATTTCTTCTTTTACTGTGGGTTGTGTGCATTAAATCAATATTTTTCTTTGGTAATGCGTCATACTTATCTCTAATCGGTTCACTAATTTTTTCTGTATTATTACCATCAAACAGACGAAGCCCATCTTTGTCAACCGCATAACCAACCATACGACTCTTTCCTGCGGCCCTCCGACCTACACATCCCATATTATCAACAAGCTTGTCTACAGCGAAATCGGGGTTATCCCCCATAACTTGCCACTTTCCTGTTTCTGTTTCCACAATTAAGGTAGAATATGTTTCATAAATCGCGGTAATTTTATCATCTAGTTGGAACTCATTAAGTAGAGGCCAGCTTTCTAGTTCATTAACTTCACTATAATATAGAGAATTGGGGTTCTGCGGATCTCCGGCCATGAAACCAGTATCCTTCCATACCTTGAAAATTCCTACTTTAGGTGGGGGGCTGTTATCATCAGAGAAATCCCCAACCTGTGGTGGGGTAGACGTTCCTAGACTGCCGTCAGGAATGATATCTGTATAGGTAGTCGCTGAGTTGTTTTCAATTCGATCTAAGAATAAGAATAAACTACCTCCGGCTACAGTTCTATAAATTTGTCTCGCAGTAACCTGAAGATCCTCAGATACGGGGATATTTGTTAAATCAATTTGTGCATGGCTGGCGGCTGTAACCGCAGCACTGGCAGGACCGGCGTTAGATTCCTGTCCATACTTGGAAACATAGGTTACAACATACTGATAAACCCCTGTTTGCGTCCCAACCCCAGAAACGGTTGCAATAGGGTTACCCTCGTCCAAACTATGGAATCTATCTAGACGAATTCCCGTGCGCGTGTGAGTCTCATCATTAAGTCTGAAGTCCCAACGCACCCTCTTAATAGTTTGATCTTCAGGATAAAAGTGTCCCCTTGGACCAACAGGGGCCCCACTGAAGTCGAGGTTTAGTTTATTCCACCCCTCAACTAATTCACCAATAGCGAAGTAGAACTTCCAGTGGTTATTTTCAACGGTGTCACCATCTGGGCTAACCCAAACAGCCATCGCAGCTTCTCCAGTATTAAATGAACTAGGGTCGATGCTGTCGGCCGTTAATTGTCCTCTTGGGATGTATGTGAAGAAGCTCACTCTATTAGCCGCAGTATACTGCGAGGGTCTAGCGTCGGAGCTTGCATAAAATTGGTTGTCTAACTTCTTTTCAATATAGAATAATCTAGAACCCGCTACATCTTTATCAATTCTAGTAGATGCACCGTCCCATGTAATAGTACTATCATCCGTAACAGTCATTTGACTGGCTGGTTTAGTCTGAAAAGTAGAAGACGTATTGAAGGATTCTCGAACTGTTTGAGTGCCGCCCGGAGCTGTAAGGCCCCAATTGGTAATTACCGCACCGTCGTATTTTACAAGATCATCCCCCTGTCCTACTAGATCTGGATTTTGATTTGTAATATATGTGAATTTTTCGTGCTGGTCTGATGAATGAAAAAGATCCGCCGTCCTACCCGTCTTCAGCGTAGTAATACTACTACCGTCGATTCTACCAAGAATCGTACCTGCTGCGACTAAAGTATGACGAAGGATCTGACCATCGAGATCTGAAGTTTTGTAAAAATCAATCCACGGAATTTTTTGAATTACACCATTTTCCGCGTACTGTGTAGATAATATTCGAGTGTTGCCCTTAACTTTTGTTAGGGCACCATAAGTTTCAAAGAGATCACAATTTTCGGCAATACGAAGTTGTTCAGCCTGAAGAATATCAGGACTAGACTTTGTAAATAGACCTTTAAAGTTTAAAAGATCAATATATGGTAATGTGGGAAGGCCCATTAATTACGTTGATCCTCCAGGGAGTAGTCCTTTATTTTTATAATCATCTCTAATTTTCTTTGCTGCGCGCATTTGTGATTGAAAGTCTTTATAATCCGCAAGAGTTCCAAGCACACTTAATTTACCGGCCGACCGGCGCCCGATGCGCCCAGCCCGTTCAGCAACGGCTTTGGCTTTTTTTAAATCAAT